GTAGATTGCTCTCTTTACATAGCCATCTACGCCAGGGAAGGACGTGACTTTCGTCACTCCCTGCCAAAGTAGTCCCGTTTCCGGGTCTATCTCAGGCGGTCCGTAGGAGTCATCCTCGGACCCAAAGGGTAGATTTAACGACGGCTCTTCAACACTACCGTGCCCAGTTACCCAAGCACGGACAAATCGACAATTTCCCCACGATCTTGCGACCGTGGTGATCCAGTCGTCCTCGAAGCGAGGAACTATACGCTCACTACCGCGACGGTATATGGCGTACGTGTGAAGGATACGATCTCCTGGATGATAAGTCCAGTCCTTTTTGGAGGATGGCGAGAAAGTATCAAAAGAGAGGCCTGCCCAGCCCCGATGACGACCTCGACGGTGCGCACGATCAACCCAATCTTTGCAGATCAGGTGACCGTCCCCGTAGTCATCAGGACCGAAAAGCAGAAGGTCGGGGTGAATCTGGTGACTCACCCACTCCGCTTCCGCTTCCCATCCCTTCCGGATTAAACCGTTATGAAGGGTGAACAGGACGGCCGGTGTCAATGCCTCTTTGACATAAACCGGTCTAACGTCAATTCCCTCAACCCAGTCGGTCCCACACGACTCTCGGAACTTCCCGGTGAAATAACTCTTGCGAGTGTTCACCCAGAGTCCGACTGCATCCAATGCTCTCACGAGCAAAGGGACGCACTCTGCATCGACAACGAGATCGTCGCCGTACACAGAGATCGTGGGTTTTCGGATGCCTAGCTGGCGGGCGACTGCCCAGCACAGACTATAGAAGAGGCACGATTGCAAGGGGAAAGTATAGCCATTCCCCATGCCCGAAAACATCTCGAGCGTAACCGATCCCTTCCCAGGGATCTTCGTCTTCCCACACCGAGCTAAGCTCAGGAGGTCGAACCACTCAAGCGGAAATAGCGACCGCACTGCCTCCACGGCGATGCAGTTACTAGCCGACTTCTGATCCAACGTTGCTAAAGTGTTGGTCAGTGAGCCGATCCTTGCGAGGCGCTGATTAAGCCGCTGATCGCGCAGATTGAGGCCCGGCACGCGAGACAGTCTTCCAGACATCAAGTCACCAATACCAAGTTGCAGCATGCCGTTTAAGGTGGGCTGCGTTTCCGTGGTACGGTGCGTCTTCGCGTTTTTTGGGACGAAGCTGACGGCGCCTTCATGAATAACGATAGGCACCGACCCCCAGAACTCCTCGTCGTCATCGACCCATGCCGAAGCATGGAGACGGGCAAGGTGGGGCATCTCGGCCAATAGCTTTGCAGCTAGAGGTACGAGGTCTTCACTACAGGAAACCCCTTTGCCAAGCTTGCGCTTGACAGAGGCTTCTCGCTTCTTCGTCAGGGAAGTAGCACCTGGGCCGAACCGCAAACCAAGCTCTTCCAGCTTGGGAACGGGCCCGAGCAACTGCGCGATTTTCAACTGCGCAGTGTAGAGCACGCCGGACACATCTGCAGGGAAGCAGAATTTGCCGTCGTGATACGCTCGGAACAACTCGTTTGTCTCCCGACAACGAGCCTCAGCCTCGAGCAGCGATTTGATCGCAGCAGCTTCTTTGTCGATCCCTATCTCGAGAAATTCGAGCTTCGAGAACAACGCAGTCGCTTGGCGAACGCGTCGGATGGTTTCAATGTCCCACCCTTCGTAATCACACTCGAAGTCACAGACCTTAGCGAAATCGCCTTTTCGAAGCAATTTCGCCAGATCCTGACACGGAGCCTTCAGGGGTTCCTTTAACAGAATCCTGTCGGCTAGTGCACAGAGGACGTCTAGCGTCTCGCCCTCGGACAACGGCTCCAACCAGTGAGCGCACTTGCGCATAGATCACTCTCCTATAGAGGAATAGAGAAAGGAGCAGCCCAATCACGACCAGGACGGTCGTGCAAGCCACTATCACAATAGCTAGCACCTCAAGAAACAAGGCAGCTAACACGAGGGACGTCACGACACCTGGATCAGGCGTTGATGGACGTCCGCCGCTACACCGGCCGAAACCGGGGTGACAGTGGTGGACACGTTGTTGAGATGGTTCAGCAGGATCTGCATTGCGATCCGCTTCGTCGTCTCCGTCGACCGTGGATTATGGTAACCCACGAGTTCGTATCGGTCGACGTACGCCACCTTGGGAGGCGCGGTGTAGCCCTGGGCGTTTTGGCCCGAGACGGACTCCATGACCGGCACTTCCACCCGGCTAACCGTCTTCTTGATCCCAGATTTCAAACGGGACAAGAATTGCGTCAGGCGAACCTGCGCATAGTCCGGGACTGTTGCGATCTGCTCACGCCAAAGCGCGAGAGTCGTCAGAGCAGTGCCCGCACCGGTTTTCTCGATTCCATCACCAACGAGGGTGTGGGAGACCGGGGTTGCTGCACCGTCGAAGACGGTGATGTTGGCTTGTTGGCCCAAAGGATAACTCCTGAAAAGCCGCAGTGAGGTTTCAGTCGAACATTCGACCGAATTGTTTGACCCCTAGCGACAAAGTGGTTAAAGCCCTCTGCCACGACTGAAATGCCCCTAGAGGCACTAGCTGTGGCGGAGGAACGTCGAGTGAAGTCGAGATTGTTCGAGTGAACGTTCCCGAATAAACAGCGATGCCTTTGCAGGCCTCGTCGTCAGCGACCTCGATGACATTACTACCAACAATCCAAGCGTTAATCCCAGCGTTGAGCTGGTAGTCCTTCTTGGAAGTGATAAAGGTACCCTTGCCGAGGGCGGCTCGCGTTGCACGAGCCTCTAGGTAGCCACCAACGTCGTACATGTAATCAAACACGAACGACAATGGGAGGGCGTTCCATAGAACCACCTCCGGATCGTAAAGACCCGAAAGAGAGAAAGCAGAAGGCTCATTGACAAAATGAGCTACAATGTGCTTCTCAACGGTGCGATTTTGCAAATCCCACCGGGACCAACCTCCGGCCATGCCGGGGTAAAGTCCTACCTTCTTTCGCGAAGTCCGAAGCGTCATACCGACGGGTCGGTCTAGATGGTTATGCGCAAGGGCTTCAGCAGCCCCGCGGATATCACCTAGAAGGGGTTCCACCGCAAGGTGGTACTCGAGCCACTGGTTAGGCGGCACATCGCGCCAAGGTTCACCCCGTTTCTTGTTAGCCACCGCAGCCGAGAGGTCTTTGTAGACATCAAGCTGCTGATTGACTTCACGTCGAGAACGGAGGTTTTGCTTGTAGCGACCCCACTCCTGGAGCGTACGAAGGGCCATCCGAGGATTGGCTTTCTTCATATAGATCGCACTCCGGTACACGCGAGATGCGGTATCGAAGATAAACTTGATGGTCTCACGACCCTCAGCTCCAATGGCGACAGCGAGATTAAAATCGCTGCCAGTCACCTTCTCACGAAGGCGCTCGAGGAGTTTATAGTCATCCGCAGACTTCCAAGGATCAGGGATATTTTGAGGAAGGTAACCGCAGGCTTGTAGCCCGCGCACCCGGCGAGTGCCGTCATTCTTAGCCTTCATAACGAAGGTAGAATCCCTTCTAGTATCCCAAGTCTTCGTGTAGTCATGGTATCCAGGGAACGGGGATTGCCCCTCAGGATACTCTGCTTCACGGAGCCGCTTGGAACGGGCGACGTCGAAGATGGATTGAGATTTCCATCGCTCATCGGTCATGTCAGGGACTGCCCCTTTCGGGAGCGTAAACCTCCCCTGACTGTAAGGTTGCTTCAGTGGATTAACCACAAAAAGCGCCTGGCGTTCCTTAAAGGTCGGTTTCTTGCGAAACGTAGACCCAGGGACCCCGTCGGCACCTGACCACGATACTTGCGTACCATTGATCAAGTTCGTGTTTCCACAACTCGTCGAAGCAACTGTCGTGACTTTTGTAGTCCACGAACCGGTCGTCATAAGCTTCACAGCCTGACGACTGCGCCTCGCATAAAAGAGAAGTGGAAGGCTCACAAGGCCTATCACCTTCAACCCATAGAAAAGCTTCTAACGACTGCATGTCTGCAGAAGTCCCATTTGGCCTCTCCAGCGGAGATTAAAGGTCAGAGAAACACCCTCCCCTCAC